CCGCCCTGTGGTCCTTGCGGCCCCGTTGGTCCAGTAGCACCTGTAGCACCTCTTAAATTTACATAGCTACCCCAAGAAGATCCGTTATAAAAACGTAAAGAGTAACCTGACCATTGATGGTTAGGAGTAGGTCCAGTTGGCCCCGTAGGCCCAGTAGGACCAGTAGGCCCAGTGCCGCCCTGTGGTCCTTGCGGCCCCGTTGGTCCAGTAGCACCATTGTTACCCGCTGGTCCAGTAGCACCATTGTTACCCGCTGGTCCAGTTGGCCCCGTAGGCCCAGTAGCTCCATCATCACCGTCTGAACCTGCAGCGCCAGTAGCTCCTGTTGGGCCTGTTGCTCCTTGTGGACCCGTAGGTCCAGTAGCGCCCGTAGGACCAGTCGGTCCTGTAGGTCCAACCAAAGCTGCATTAGCAATAGTCTGCTTTTCCCATCTGCTTGCACTAACATCATACACTGGAATTAAATCACTAGATACTGCATCTGTATTGGTAGGAAACCCTGTAAGAGACGAACCTACATTCGCACTATCTGTAACATTAGCTGACGCTTCAATTCCATTTAATTTACTATGATCTGCATCAGTAAACACATTACTATCAGATGCGCTTTCTACTAATGATCTTATTTCTGCAGCGCTTTGGTCAGCAGTAGCACCGCTTTCTATGCCATCCAGCTTTGCACCATCTACAGATAAGTCTCTACCGTCTACAGTTTGTGATCCTGACATAGTAATGTTACCAGTCATTTGACCACCAGACTTAGGTAGTTTTTCTCCTAAGCTAGTTGCTGTAGTTGTAGCAAAGTTAGCATCGTCGCCTAATGCTGCAGCTAATTCGTTAAGTGTGTTAAGTGCAGCAGGTGCTGAGTCAACTACGTTAGCTGCTGCAGTATCTGCATAAGACTGATACTCAGATTCAATAGTAGCTAGTTGCTTACCATCTAAAGTATCTGCATCAATGTTTAGTGCATCAATATCAGCTTTAGTCTGGTCAGCAGTAGCACCTGCTTCTATACCATCTAGCTTAGAGTGATCTGCATCAGTGAAAACGTTAGAATCTGTAGCCGCTTCTACTGCTGCTCTAATCTCAGCATTTGTTTGGTCAGCAGTAGCACCCGCCTCAATAGCGTTAAGTTTAGCATGGTCAGCATCAGTGAAGACATTACTATCTGTAGCTGCTTCTACTGCTGCCCTTATTTCTGCATCTGTTTGGTCAGCAGTAGCCCCACTTTCAATACCATCTAGCTTAGTATGATCAGCGTCAGTGAAAACGTTAGTATCACTACCAGCAACAATTAAGGCACGAATTTCTGAGTGCGTTTGATCTGCAGTAGCATTAGCTTCAATACCGTCTAACTTAGTACCATCATTAGCCAAGTTACGACCCTGTGTAGTCCTACCTGATTTTGCTTTAATGTTACCGCTAGAATCTAAAAGATCTGCTAACTCTCTTGCCTTACTGGTCATCTACGTATCCTATTTAGTTAAACCCACTTTGGGCCTTCAAACCAAGCTACTAAACTTCTTCGTGTTCCACTCGTTACGGGTTGTACTGCATGTTGTAAGTATGAAGGAAATACTAATACTGTACCCTTTTGTTTACTTACTACTGGGTCAGGTGATGTGCACTCGCTAAAAGAAAAGTCACCACCTTCATATTCATCTACATGAGAGAGTTGTACAGTTACAGATAGCTTACGATCTAAACCGTCATTGCGGTTCCAATCAATATCGTGGTGCCAAGAGTAGTGACCGCCTTCTGAGCCTAAGTATTCTGTAAACTGTATGTCAGCTTTTTTATAAATATGGGAATTAAAAGCATTTTTATTTGCTATGTCTACAAAGTCATAAAGTAAATCTAATACTGGTTTATTATTTGTAAGCCAAGCTACTTTACTCTTCCGTATATCTGCACCACTACTATTAAAGGTAGAAGCTTCTGCTGTTTCACCAGCTTGCTTTACAATATTGTCTACTATATCTTCTGATAGTGCAGCAGAAAATAGCTGCCAGTTTTGTCTTATGTTGTTCATAAGTTATCCTTATTGTGTGTTTTTTTATGTTGGCCTCGTAGGCCAAGTTACATCATGTGGAAACCCTGCTTGCTGGGGAATATTAAGTAAGTCTGTCCTGTACTGGGTCCATGATGTACGTTGAGCATCAGTAAGCTCATTCCATCGCAAAGGATTAGATACTATTGGGTCAACATCGTTTGCCAATTTAGCATCTCTCGCAAATCTAACATCTATTGCCGCTTCTGCATCAAGCTCGTCTTGAGTTGGCGCAATATATGGTTCAAAACTGTTACCAATTAAAGACATGACAGCATCATTGTCGATAGTTTCATCTGTATCAGAGGGGTCTACAGTATAAGGTATCCAACCATAGTCTGGGTGGTTGATCTCAACATCCATGCGAAGGTTATCAGCTTGAAGTGATGCCGCATTACGGACTTGTGTGATTGTAATTCTCATTAGGAAATCCTCACAAAAACGGAAACTCGAAAGTCAACACGATTAATCGAAATGGTGCCGCTGTAATAACCCAGTGCCCCCATAAGACGCCATGTGCCCGACAATGAACCTCCGCCAGTATAGTACCCCGCAACGACATCTGAGTTGCCATAGCCGTTAGCTGGGTAAAGAGAAGAGCCACTCACAGTAGTACCTTGAGTTTTTGAACCTGCGTTAAGCCAGTGAGCAAAAACATAAGTACCTACTGCACCGTAGGCTGTAGAAGGGGCAGATCCAGTCGGACCAGTTGGTCCAGTTGGACCTGTAGGCCCAGTTGGTCCTGTACCGCCAGTTGGGCCTGTATTTCCAGTTGGTCCTGTATTGCCAGTTGGTCCTATTGGTCCTATTGGACCAGTAGCACCGTTAGATCCCGCTGGTCCTGTCGGCCCCGTAGGTCCAGTAGCGCCATCATTCCCATCAGCACCTGCTGGACCCGTTGCCCCAGTAGGGCCAGTTGGACCTGCTGGACCTATTGGACCTGTAGCACCGTTAGCTCCTGCTGGTCCTGTTGGTCCTGTCGGCCCCGTAGGTCCAGTAGAACCATCATCACCATCAGCCCCCGCTGGACCAGTTGGGCCTGTAGGCCCGGTAGCACCATTAGCCCCCGCTGGGCCTGTTGGACCCGTAGGCCCAGTTGGGCCTTGCAATGCCGCATTGGTAATTGTTTGCTTTTCCCATCTACTAGCAGACACATCATATACAGGAATAAGATCTGAACCTGTTGCGTCCGTATTAGTAGGGAAGCCAGTAAGAGAAGTGCCTACGTTTGCACTATCTGTAACATTAGCAGAAGCTTCTATGCCATCTAGCTTTGTGCCATCAGCCGCAACGTCACGACCATCAATGGTTCCGCTTGCTGCGATATTGCCACTAATTGAAACCCCTGTGCTGGTGGTGGCGAGTTTGATGCCTCCGTCGTAAAAAGCAGTTACCGCCCCACCAACTTCAGCAGTAATCATATTTGCGCTATCGGCAGGGTTATTTACTGCAAAATCTTGAGCTAAAACTTTTAAGTTTCCAGTGCCTTGGTCTGAGATAAAACTAGCTGCTCCACTATGGTAAATCTGTAGGTCAGACCCTGCGCCGAAGATGGCTTTACCATTATCTGCAAAGGTGGCGTTGCCTGTTACGTCAATACCTGTGCTGGTGGTGGCGAGTTTTTGGGAGTTGTTGTGGTACAGATTAACAGCACCACCGTTGTACGCCCGTACATAATAATTACCAGACGTATTCTCAAGGCGAATATTGGCACCCTGAAGAACTAAATCGCCAATGCCAGTCTCTGCGATATAGCTGTTGTTTGTTACACTGTCATGATAAATGCTGAGGTCAGACCCAGCGCCAAAGATGGCTTTGTCGTTGTCTCCTAAATTAATATTACCCGTCATAGTGCCGCCAGCTTTAGGCAGTGCAGCATCAGCAGTAGCACCTTGTGCGGCTGTAGCATAGTCAGAGCTATCAAATGCTTTAACTTGTGCTAGGTTAGTAACCTCGCTATCCATTAAGGCACCAGCAGCAGTTACATTAGTAGTATCTGTTACATCTGCACTAGCTTCAATACCATTTAGTTTAGTATGGTCTGCGTCTGTAAAAACATTACTGTCTGTGGCTGCTTCTACCGCCGCCCTGATTTCAGCGTTAGTTTGATCACCAGTTGCCCCTGCTTCAATAGCGTTAAGCTTACTATGATCAGCGTCAGTAAAAACGTTACTGTCTGTAGCTGACTCTACAAGAACACGAATCTCTGCAGCAGTCTGATCTGCTGTAGCACCTGTTTCAATACCTGACAGCTTAGTATCTTTAGTATCTGTGTAAGCATTAGCTTCTGCTTCGTACAAAGCTTTTATTTCTGCGCCTGTCTGATCTGCCGTAGCAGATGCTTCTATACCATCTAATTTAGAATGATCAGCATCCGTAAACACATTACTATCTGTAGCAGATTCAACTAAACTACGTATTTCTGCAGCAGTCTGGTCTGCAGTTGCAGCAGCCTCTATCCCATCAAGCTTAGTACCGTCTGTAGCTACGTCTCTACCATCTACCGTACCAGTAACAGTAATATTACCTGTAACGTCAATACCTGCAGCAAAGTCTACATTAGCATCAAACTGCCCACCAGTAGATTTAGGTACTGCATCAGCTACAGTAAAAGACTTAAACGCTACAATATTTAACTCATCTGAAACAGTAGCACCTGTACTAAGAGTAACAGTATCACCACCTGAAACACTGTAATCTGTACCGCCACCTTCTAAGACAATACCGTTAAGAAATACTAATACGTTATCTTCAAAAAATGCTAGTTGGTTGCTATTATCATCATTACCTGTAAATGCTGTTTGACCAGATGTAGCAGTAAAGTAAAAATAATCAATAGAGCGATTACCTAAGTTTTCAATATCTGTAGCAGACGTAGTAATAAATACTTCTGATTCACCTACTAAATTAAGTAAAGACCCTGTAGAGCTTTCCTCATAGGATCTTGACATAGTGGTTCCGCTATGGGTGTAGACTCCTGTGCCTACTTCCCAGTTGTTACCATTAATAATTGTGTAGCGTACTGAGTTACCATTAAGGATACCACCTTGAGCAAAAGTTTGAAACCCACCTACTGCAGAACCAAGTGTTATAGTACCTGTTCCTGTAGTAGATGTATTTACTTTTACACGATTTGCAAACTTAATTGTCATGGATAGGTATCCTTAAAGTATCTTATGCAATACGGATTACTGCTGTAGCCGCTGCTGCTGCAGGAAACTCAATAGTCAAATCACCTGCTGTTGCGCTAACTGTACCGCCAAAGTCAATAACTGCTATTGCTTTGTTAGCCTGTGCAGTATTGTAAATAATACAACCATCTGTAGAGATAGTAACATTTTGGAATACTTCGTCAGTAAAGTCAACAATAGCTGTGCTACCATCTAAAGTAATAGAGGCACCGTCTAGTACCTGACCACCTGCAGTGTAGTTTGTTCCTGATGCTTCATCTGAGTTACCAGTAACATCTGAATAGTTAGTAGTAGCTGCACCATACGTACCTGATGGTGAAGCTTTAATTAGAGCTAATTTTAATGAGTCTGTATCAAGATCGTGAACACCGCCAAGTAGCTCTTGCTTAAACGTGTTGCACATTGCTGTAGTAATAGCCATTGAGGGTATCCCTTATAATAAGCACAAAGGGGCCAGCACATAGACCAGCCCCTAAGTATAACATCAATTAAGCAGCGTTGTATGCTGCAGTGACCAACGCTTGTGGGCGAAGAATTTTGCGACCGTAAAGGTGCATACCGCGCACGATGTCAGCGAATGAATCGGGATCACGATAGTTTTCAACATTGTTGATCTGCTCAGCAGAAGCAACAGCATCGTCCTGACCACCCAAGATAACACCAAAGTTGGCGTCTTGAGCCAAAGCACCAGAAGTGCCAGCGCCAGTACCCTTAGCAGGTAGCGAGTTTGAAGTATATACACGGAAGCCGTGCAAGTTATTCAAAACAAGACCATTTTGTAGTCCAGCACCGCCGAAGTCTGCATTCAACATGCGACTGTCTTCGTCTTTGAGCATCTCTACGAACACTGGGTCAACAACTAGCCATCTACCACGTGCGTCAACGTTAGCTGTGTCCATCTGGCGAGCCATACGTGCAACAACAGTCAAAGGAGACACAGTTGCAGATGACAGGGCAGTTGCACCAGGCAAACGTGGAGCCAATGGAATTGAGTCACCAGTTGCGTAGGCTGTTGAAGCTGAGTCAGCAGAACCCAACTGACCAAAATCAGTAGCGTCCAAGTGATTCACTTTCAAAAATTCACCATCAAGCTCACCAGCAGTTGGGTGCTGTGCATCACCAGAGGTAGATGTAATCAGCGCACCTGCAGAGGTGAAACCAGACATGTATGACAGCACTTCTGCATCCATTGTGTCAGCCATTTTAAATGCTGCACGATCAGATGCCAAACGAACAAAGTCTACATTGGCGAATTGCTCTTCAATGTCATCCATCTTGAAGGCAAAGTAGTTTGCTTTGTCAATGGTCAATGAAAAGTCTGAATCATCAAGTTTCTCAACAGAGATGCTTGTATGACGTTGTAGAGCGTTGACGGTTACGTCTGGCTCTTTTTGAATGCGAACAGTGTCGCCTTGGTTTGCAATCTCACCGAAATATGAGTTGTTGGTAATTGCGTTAGTGACAGCAGAGCGCCGTAGAGCAATCTGTGCCTGTTTGGAGTAGATAATCGGAGAGAAGTTTCCGTTAAATCCACCCGATGCGGATGTAATAGCCATAATGGTTTCCTTTCAATGATATGGCGTTGATAGTAACACTATACCCACTTGAAAGAGGCCTTCTGTGCTAGGGTAGTCAGCTTTGCTTTAGAGATGCCTCTCTGTAAGCGCTGGGCCTATACGTCAGGGTGAGTCTTATATTTGTGGCGATTGTGCTTTTCATAAAGCATACACACACTTTAATATATGTGTATATGCTATAGTTTTATCTATGATAATGCTAATGTCAACTACTTCTTTGACATATCATAAATAAATTTACCAGAGCGCTGGGCGTCTAATATCTCATCCATACGCTTCTCGTATTCTTTAATAGACATTTTAGCTACCATAGACTCACTAATGTAGTTAGATGAATCGTCTGGGTTAGGTGTAGATACCTTTTTAGCTTTTACAGAAGAAGCAGCATTTTTATCACTGCTAGACTGCTTCATTGTCTTGATGCCTTTATCTATTTTGTATAAGTCTAATACACGAGCTACTGATTTAGCATCGTCTGTATTCTCATATAAAGCATCTTGTACCCACTTAGGTTGTTCTTCTGCCCAACTATGGAATGCATCATCTTCGCGGATCTGTGCGAAGTCAGGGTGCATATTAAGTAGCTCCACTTCTGCCTTTTCTTTCTTGGCTTGTGTACGCATACCTTCTATTTCTTGTAGTCGCGTATCTAGGTCAGAGGCTCGTTCATTAGCTTTCTTATCTGCAATAGCTTCAATGATGCCAGCTACGTCAGGGTATTTCTTAGTCCAAGCATCAATCTCTTCTTCTGACTTAGGTAGTACAAGCTCATTCTTAGCAGCTAAGTCTAGTTGACCTTTTAGTTTCTCTAACTCCGCTTTATACTCTGCGTCTTTCTCTTGCATGTACTTACGAATATCAGAGTACCGCTTCTTAAAGCTTTTCTCTTCTGCGCTTAGATCAGCATCATCCTTTGTGGGTGCTTCTGCTTTCTCTGGGGCTTCTTCTTGTTTGGTATCACTTGTTGGTGATACTGTGGATTCGACAGGCTTTGGGCTACTGGATTCCTCTTGAGTAGCTTCTTCTGTTGAGGCTTCTTGCTCTTCATCGTCCTGTTTTATGCCAGCCTCTTTTAAAAGCTGAGCTAACTCCTGTTCATCCTTTTGTACGCGAGACATATTACGCATATGTGATGCAGATTCAACTGCAATAGTTTGGGCTTCCGACATTTCTTACTCCTTTATGTTGGGGCCAGCCTAAGCTGGGTAGCCTTATAGTTATTTATTGTCGTTTAGTTATTACTTCTTCTTCATCTGTTAGGATTATTATCTTGTCCAGTGCCGCCTGATGGACGCCTAGAAGGCCTAATAGACGTTTTAGGTGCAGCACTACCTTTTCTAGTTGCTTTACCCTCTTTAGCAAGCCTTTCTGCAAAAGAAGATCTA